AAAAGGCTCTCGCCAATGTTCGAGTTCGCAACCACTATATACTAGCATATCACCTACTTCAAGCAAGACTTTTGTGCCCTTTGGAGCGTTGGGCTTATGTATATTTTTATACTCATCTATGACGTTGTTAGACCCTGTACCATCGATAAATATAGGCCATGAATCTCCACCTAAGTTTAATGTTGTTGATATCTCACAAGAAGGTCTATCTTTGTGTCTTCGTAATTCATCACCTTTTTTATATGCTCTAGCGTAAGAGTAAGTAGGTATTAGATCTAATCCCGTATGTTGTTTCATTACAGGTAGCATCTTGACTAGTAGTGTATCCATTACAAAATCACCATAACAAGAATAGGTATTAGGTATCTGTTGATCTGTCCATGTTCCAAGTATCGGGGACTGTGAATGTAGGTTATTTTCATACATAAATCTTGTTGCATCTCTTTTAAGTAAAAAATAGTTAAGTATAAAATTAGACATTTCATAAGACAAAGCTTTCTTAATTACTTGATATTTGTAATCTCTAAACATTAAAACCTTTCTGTAAAAAATTAAATGATACTGATATCCTTATTTCATTACTTAAATTTGGTTCAACACAATGCCAAAGCCACGCTGGAAATATAACTATTCTACCTTCTAATGGATCTACACGAACCTCTTTCCATAGATGTGAGGGTGGTTCTCCTTCTTTTCTTCTTGGCATAACCATATGTGCCGATGCTCTTGGATCGTTAAATACTATCTGTCCAGAATTTTTAGGTGCCTTAATATAATACACACCACTAAAATGAGAATTAGGATGTAAGTGTGGTCTGTTATAACCACCTGGTGGATTTATGTTTGCCCACATATTACCCATAATAGCTTCGCCCTCTAACCATTCTTCTTTAAATACTTCATGTTGCATTTTAAATAATTCATCGACTAAAGGTTTGAATATAGGTATCTCATGCATATTAGTTGTGCTATGCCAGCCATTCATATTAGTTCTTTTAACTCCTTTGTCTTTGTTAGACCAAGCAACAACTTCTCTTTCAAAAAGTCTATTATCTAGATTAACATCTTTAGCATATATAATAGTTGGAAAGTATGCAGCTTTAATCATCATTTAAAAGGTGTGCCTCCAAACCACATAACTAAAGATTTTCTATTTCCACGTATTACAGGTTTTACTCTGTGTCTTATAAACGATGCAAAGAACACAGCGTGTCCTTGTTTTATTTTTGCAACTTTACCCTCAGCCATTAATTCTAAATCACCACCTTCAAATTCATTCTCAGGAGATAACAAACAAGTCATAGATATTTTTCTTACGGGTGGTTCGTGTTGCATGTTCACATCATTATCTACATGCCAATCATAGAATCCTCCTTCTGGATATTCTGTGTATTGTGCCATCTCAGTTATAGTCATTCCATCAAAACCAAAATGATTACCATTGGTGGTTTGCATAGTTTTTTCTATGTCTTTATACATGTCAGACATTTTCTTAAATGGTATCCAACTTATATGTGAGGTTCTTGTTTTAGTATCAACTACTCCACCTTTAATACCTTTATCATTTCCAACTCCTGCATCATTTCTAGGTTCGCTTCTACCTGCTTCAATAATCATTTGACATTGTTTAGGTGTAAAAATTGGTGTTGTTGTTTCAACTATATAAGATTTCCACCTTGGTTCTGTTATCATATTAAAATCCGTATTCCACCCATCCCGTTATTATATATTTATCATTTGATAAAGGTGGGTTTCCTCTATGAACATGTGTAAACTGTGCTGGCCAAACCAACATAGTATTTTTTTCGGGTTTAAATCTACATCTTTGATATAAAAATTCTGTTTCTCCACCCTCTGCTACATCGTTAAGATATGCCATAAAAGCTAGTATTCTATTTCTAGATTTCATTTTAGAATTTTCACAGTGCCATATGTGATAGCCTCCACCTATTTTAGTTTTTTGTATTTTAACTTCTAAAATATTATGTGTAGCTAATTGTTTTAAATAAGAATATTTTTGAGTGTATAAAGAATATATTTCTTGAAAGAACATATCTATAAAAGGTTTATTATTATAAGTCATAGGAACATTCATATCTCTAATAGTATCGATTGAACTATCTTCAACTAATGTTTTGTCCACTTCTCTAGAATAAACAGCGCCTTGTTGCTCACATTTATTAAAATAGTTTACATAACTATCTATCATATTGTTAGGCATAAAATTTTTAAATATACCTATATGATTATCTATATAAAATTGTTTATCCATTATGCTGCACCTCTATTTTTTATTGGATCAAACTGTACATCACAGTTTGCAGCAAGAGTTCTTCTCACTTCATTAGTTCCATTAAATGGATATACGCAGTGTCTCATATCATATGGAAAAATATAAAAATCTCTAAGATCCATTGGTGGTTGATAATCTATCTTTGCAAACTGACCGTTAGCTGCGCCTAATATCTGTAGCCTGCCATTCTGTTTAACTTGATCTGCTGAATACTCTTTACCAAAAGTAGAAGGTAATTTTAAAATCATTACACTTGATAGACCAGTAAACAACATACCTCTATGTACATGCGCTGGATTATATTCATGTTGTTTCATTTCATTAACCCAAATAGAATTAAGATGTAAATCATAATCTCTTATTTTATTAAATGCTAAATAGTGTTTAAACATTGCCATAAAATAATTTGTTACATCCCTTGATAACATATTATGGTTTTTCATCTTAGATTGGTCTTGACCATGATAAAATAAAGAATGTTCTTTTTCTATCTTACCAACTAACTGTCCATTTGCAGGTGCTAGATTATGGTAATTAGTTTCATAAATATAATTAATAGAATTAAATATATCTAGTGGCACCTGATACTTTAAAATCGATTGACCTAAAAATATAAAATCAAACTTTGGGTTTTCCATGTTGTTCAAGTTGTTCTCTTTCTTTGTAACTGCTTTCTAATTCACCAGACTTTTTAATTCTTTGTAATGATTGTAATTGACCCATTACATTAAATATCTCTGCTTCACTTGAGTTTTGATTTAATGTTTTTGCTTTCTCATGGTATTGTAACCCATATGATTCTAATTGATGTTGATTAACATCTTTGTCATTAAATGATCCATCGTTAAATTCTTTTTTTAACTTAGACCACATTTTAATTTCTCTCATTCTGTGCTTTGCAACTTTTTCCATAGATGCTTTACCAAATCTACATTCATCTAAATCTATTTGATATTTAGTTCTTTTATATTCATCTTCTTCTTTATCTATTTTCTTTTCTAACCAAGTAATTTTTGCTTCATTTCTTCTGTAATCAAATGACAAACCCATAAGATTATCTAAATAACTAGATTGTTCTCTAACACACTGCCAATACTTTGAGGCTTTAGTTGGATATCTATTATCTTGTAATACGGAAAACCTTGCTTCTGTTTCTGTTCGAAACATTTGTTTCTTGGTCCATGTATCACGAAGCTCGTCTACCATACCTTTAAACGATGATAGATCTTCTTGTGTTAATAAATTATTT